GACAGCATTGCCGCTTGTCCCCACATCATAGCACTTTGTGAGCCTATTTTTTCTCTATTTTTGTAAGCAGTTAATCTGCCACTTATGTAGTCTGAACTTTGTCCAGCAAGTTTAGGTCCTACACCACCACCGCCTTCGGCTCCATGACATGCGGCACAACCTGCCCATAGTCCTCTGATGTTTTCAAACACATCGACTATACCTAATTCTGCTTTGGCTATTGCTATTTCTTTTTTCTCTTGTATTTGTTCTGCAACTGTACCATTGTCTGCAACATACTGCTCGTAACATTCGCCTGTGCAACTGCTGTTACTTGCATAGCCTTTGTACTCTACGTTTGGATATATAACCCCTACAAAAAAGACTGTGAATACTGCAATACCAACTAATACTAATCCTAGTTCTCTCATTATCTATTGTGCCTGCCGTATTCATCATAAAGTGCTTGACCGGTTAGATGTTCGCCGATCGATTCTATTTTACCTGTTTTAATATACTCTCTTTCAATAACGCCGTCGTTATATTCTGTATCACAGACCATTAAATCATCACCTGTTCTGTCTGGGTTTGTTTCATACCAAAGTGATGTTAAAGAATGAGCATGTATTCCTTTAATGCCTTTAGCCCATCTCTCGGCTTCTAGTATTACCCTTTGTCGTTCTACGACATCGTTATATTGTCCCATCCTTCTCCTCAATTAAGTTCATATGCACTACAACTAGTTGTGCATAAGCCACAGCATGTGACTTTTTAAATGTGTATCCTGTGTTGTTATCAATCCACACAGTATTACTTATGTCCTTATACGTGTGACCAATAAGATTTCTTTTTGCTGGCCGAATAACTGCTAGAAACATTGCAAGTCTTGGAATACTATCAATCGGTTCAGGCATTTTTTGCATTACACCAAACTGTTTGTTTAGATGTATCAACTGTTCTACAAATTCTTTTTCTTTTAATCGTTCCCAATTAGGCTCAGCCATTAGACTTATTAAATGCAACTCATCTTGGACTGCTTGATAAATGTTTACGTTTAGTAAGTCTAATTTAAAGTAGCCTCGTTGATCTGCTTCTTTGTAATCTAAAGAACACATATCAGATACAGGATCATAAGGAACATCTGTTATGTACACACCAGTAGGATGTTTCTTCATTGGATCAACTTCACGCATAGCGGCAGGAACATGTTTAATTAACTTTAGTAACTTAGTTCTATCGCCGAAGTCGATATCAATGTCAGACTGAATACTCATTTAAGCCCTGCTTGTTTAAGTTTCTGATATGCACGTTGTACAACAATTGCTTGATGCTCTGCATCTTCTACAGCCTTGTGAGTAGTAACAAAGTTACCATCTTTTAATGAGACATTACAAAGATCAAAGATTGTTCTTGTGTCTCTTATAGTATAGAAGGGCCAGGGTATTGCACTGTCTAATTGCCTAAAAGCATTCTCTGCAACAACAATATCGAAACCAGCACCATTACTCCAAACTGCTCTGCGGTTCCAACAGAATTTGTACAGTTGATCCATAGCATCTTTAAACGGAATGCGGTCATTGTCTCCCATAGCCTCTTGTATTGCATCTTCACTTTGATCTCCCCACCACCGTAGTGTATCTGGATTAATATGTCTATCGAATTCTTCTGTTTGAGAATCTATCTCAGGACGTAGTTCTAATTTTTCTGCAACTCCGGTGCCCATAGGATCAAATCGTACTGCACCAATTGTTAGTATTACACAGTCTGGATTCGTACTTAACGTCTCCATGTCTATCATTACATCATTTGCCATTTTATGCTTCCTTACTTGGATCCCATAGTGTCAAGTTCTTTGTCTTAAGTCTATTGACTACTAACTTATACCTTGACTGTTCTGCTTTCCATTCTTTCAACCATGTATGTCCATCACGTTCTGCATCTATAAAGATTGCGTTAGTGAATGCCAATGGTAACAATATAGCAACGTGAATAACAATACTAACAACTGTATTATACCCGAGCAAGCCTAAGTAAAATGTTGCAATAAAGCCAAACCATACACTCCATACAGTAAACAGAACTAACATGAAGTAAGTCTGTAAACTTGGGTCTGGTATATACTTTAATGGATTATACTTAACATCCATTACTCTTCTCCAGGCACTTACAAGACTGAACACAGTTCTTCTAAATAGACTGGGCTTTTTCATTATTGGTTCAATTTTACTCATTTTTTCTCCTAATCAATATGATTTCTGATATATTCTTTTATTACATGCATACCGTATGATACCCATGTTACAACTATTAAACTCCAAAATAAAATCTCAAACATTAATATTATTGCTACTCCACACGTTATCTGTGTTCTTAATACTGTCTATTATATCATCCTTTAGATAATTAATCAATAGTATTGATCTCTTTTTGGGTAAATGCATTGGCATAGTTGAATGCATCAACCGAGTATTGTAAAACAATATTGACCCTTTAGGCATGTCATGTTGTTCTGCATTTTCTAAGAAGTATTCGTCATGTACTCCTTCATAGCAATCTTGTATGTTCCAATCTTGTTGATGACTGAAAGGGATAACTCCAGTTGCTCCTGTATCTTTGTCTAAGTCATCAAGTGGTATGATAACTTGTATGCCGCAGATGTCATTGTTTTCTCTTTTGTTGTATTTCTCAAATCGATGCGGTGTATCTATATGAGGGCCTACCCATCTGCTTGGACCATTGATAGTTACGATATCACTTGCATAGAATTGTGCATCAGTTAAATGCTTTTTGATTTCAGGATAGATAAGTTCATGTATCTCTTTTACTTCGTCCCAATCGTCAGTTAGTTGACTCCACCATACAGCAATACCAAACAGTTTCTTACACGCCTCTGCTTCTGCGTATTGCTTCTTATGTGTGGATGCTCTGACAGGGTAGAGTTCATCTTTTCTATCGTTTATACGTTCAATGAGGCTGTCTGAAACGATGTCATTTATGATATCAAAGCCACGTTCATCATGTGATAGTTTAGATTTGTTACTAAAGATACGATCCCAATTATCTGCATAGGCTTGTCGATCATTTTTCTTACGTGGTGTTGATCCTTTACCTCCATGCCACTGGGTCATACGATCTTCTTTGTTGATTCATTAACTACATCATCTATATAGTTAATAGGTATTTCTTTTTCACCTAACATAGTAAATGCAACGAATAGTCCTACTAGTACCATTGCAATTATACCAAATATTGCTTTTCCTAACATATGTTCTTCTTCAGTCATCTCCACCTCGTCTCTAGCCATGTGCGTTCTTTATCTGTTGCTAAGTATATTCTTCTGTTTGTTTTTCTGGCATTTTTATTTGCATCATAATTTTCATTAGACCAACACCAGTATTCATTTAGATTTCCACCGTTATCATTATGTTGAGCAAGACTTGCCTCATGTATAAAATCATAGTCTTTCATATCACAACTAGGTCCATATGTATCCCAACACCAATCTCTTAATTTATTAAAGTCTATGATCTTTGTTAGATGAGGATAAGAAAGACCTATGGGAGAGAATCTTTTATACTCAGGCAGATGTGTTGCAGTTACCATCCATTTAAAGATATCATGGCCTTTAAATCTACCATCTAGTTGTGTAAATCGTAAGGATCCTTTCATTAGTATCCTGCTTGTTGCATGAGTTCTTTTACTTCTCCGACTACATCTAAATCACGTTTAAATTTAATCGCCCATTTCTCAGGATCGATATATTCTAATACCATCTTCTGTTGAATTTCATCTAACTTACCTAGAAACCCTGCACCAGACTCACTGTGATATAATGCCCAAGGAGAAATTTTTCCTGTTGTGACTTCATAACAGATTCTATTTGGGGGACCGAATCTAAATGCGTCTTTACTTTCTAAGTCTTCGTCTTTAGAAATTTGAATAAGAGTTTCCATACTACGTGCAATTGCATCTAATGGATCTTCTTGTCTTAGATATTCAATCAGAAAGTTTGTGTAGTTTTTATCACTTCTCCATGAATCAATTCTAATTTGATTCTTTAGCAACCAGTCTGCATATCGACTAATGTTAACACATCTAGTATTAACACAGTAATGACCAAACTTAACAAAGGCTAGATAGTAAGAACTTTTAGTAAAGTCCAAATACGTTTTTGTTTTTTTGCTAGAAGTATTCTTTGCATAGAAATTTAACCATGCATTAAATCCAATACGGTTGCCTTTGAGATTCTTATCTCCCCATCTGCGTTTATACTCACAGATGTGTTTGTCAATCGTACTTTCTTTTGCAAAAGAACGACCACAAAAATCACAACCAAATTTAGATTTAGTTGCCGAGTTCTTTTTCGTATTCTTCGATTTCATTATCTGTAACGAGTTCACTTAGTAATTCTACCTCATCAAATTTGAGTTCTGGAAACTTATCTGCTAGATACATTTTGCGTTTGTGTTGTTCACAAAATGCTGTTGCTATTTCAGTCAAGTCTCCTGCTGTTAGTTTAGGATATACTTTCTTATAGTAATCCTTAATGTCTTTGGGCTTTGCTGTATCTTTTAACTTACTAACCCCTGCTTTAATATGAGGTATCCATTGATGATACTGTTTACCAATGCCCGGGCTTGCCGCACATAACATCAACCATTGTAGTTTAGGATGATGTATGACGTTCTCATTAAACAAATGTGTGTTTGCATGATAGTCTACACTTTGCAAATAGTATTGTGATAACTCTCGTTTACCTTTTACAACACTAATCCAATGCACCATCATAAACGGAACAAACTTTCTTTGTTGTTCTGTTGTTAGTCGATCATAGTAACCGTAATCTTTTTTATCTATTGCCGCTATTGCCTCAAACAGATTAAAGTCTTGTTTCTCAAACTTTTCATCTACTGGTGTTTTAGTTCTAGCCAAAGTAACCTCTTGCAAACCATCCTATTGCAATTGCGATAGGACCTATTATAAACAAATCAACTATCCAATGCAATGCGATAGATAGTGTTACAATTTCTTTCCAATGTAACTGACAAATATTCTTCCAATGTTTAAAAGACTTGACCATAATCCACTATCTCACAATTACGACTTATCTCCTTAACAAAATAAACACATCTTGGCTTAGGACCGTCATCTAGTGGTACACATAAGAACTGACCATTACGTAGTCTCGGTGCATACCATGTAACATCTGAATAGATGTCTACAATTTCGATCGGCAAAAAGTTAGGAGCAAACGATGATAAAGGATTGAATGAGTATACAGAAAATCCCCTATCGTTAAGACTTGATAACGGAAGTGTTTCTAAGTCTCCACCTTCTTCATCACCAATCAACACTTGCCAATCAACTGGCATCTTAATCTGCTTGTCACCAATCTGCAACACAACTGCTGGAGCATTGAATGACTCTAAAAAGATTAAGGGTATGTAATAGTAATCTACGAATGTAGGTGTAGAGTTATCTAAGATAGCAAATCGAAGGTCATCGATTTCTTCTGGTAATGTTTCTAAATTGTAGTACTTGTCTTCTAAAGTTAATATTCTCATGTTGTTATTATACTGCTCCTTGCAGGTTTATTCAAGTTAATCGGGGAAATCATTTGTATTTTAATTTTTCTACAACGAACGGGTAGTTTGCGTCTCGGTAAAATGCTTTACGTGCTGTTAGATGTCGTTTAGCAAATCTGCATGAACTTGTTATGTCCCAGATTTGAACAAAGTCTTTATCTTCTGCTTTACGAATGCCACGCCCGATAGACTGTATGACACGAACAAAACTCTTACCTGGTTCAAGGAGTACAAGATTAAAAATCCTAGGAATGTTGATACCAGTACTAGCCACGCCATAAGTAGCAACAATGATTTTATTATCACTAACGGCAACATCATCATATTCTTCTTTTCTGTCAACAACTTTCATTCCTCCTGATACAAATACTGCATCATCTAAACGTTCTACAAGAGCATGTCCTGCATTGATACGATCAACAAGAACTAAAGTGTTCCCTGATAAAGATATAGTATCTATGAGACTAGCCATCTTGTCTAAACG